TGTTGTGCAGTAAGTAAATGTGTTGGGAATACAGATACAGTTCTATGTGCAAATGCTTCTTCAATATTTCTAGGATGCTGAGATATCCTTAACTGGTAGTCTTCTGGAGATAATTCATCTTTCCATTTAGCAAACTGTTCATCTAAAGCTTGTAATGCATTTTCTACAAGTGAATTACCATACTCATCAATATGTGGTGGCATAGACCACTGCTCAGGAATAAATAATCCTGACATACCTATAGTACCTTTTGCATCTATTAGATTTGTTTCAACAGCATAAATGTCTTTTGAAGTAGGGTTGAGGATCATATCCCTTAGAGGATTACATTGAGATAAGTCACCCACAGATCCTGCGGCCATGAACATTCCTGTTGTAATCATACCTGATCTCATGGCTGGTCTCATATACTCATATGTCTGATCCATCTTAGGTGCAATCCCTGCTTCCTCATGAAAGAAGTATTTTACTGGACCACCTACACCATTTGTAGGATCTTTTTCAAAAGACATGCCTTGCATAGTACCTTTTAAACCTACTTCATTCTTTCTATCTCCTTTTCTAACCTCAATCTTTTGTTGCCACATTAATACTTTGTCTGGAGACATTGGTCTATACCATGCAGTATGTTCATTTAAGAATGCTGCATACTCAGACATAAATTTCCATGAACCTTTTTCATTGATATAATCTTTAAGACTAGCTCCCATTTTTAAAGTAACCCCTGCTTCAAACCAAAGTTGGTTAAGTAGTTTAGATATATGGAAGTAGGATGATGCAATCTGACGTTTCTTTAGAATAGCTACATGTTGGTAATTTAGTTCTGCTAATAGTTCATACAATGCCATATGATACTGTGCATCTCTGACTTTAGCAAAACCAAAGTTTTGTTCTTCTTTATCAAAGATAGGTAAGAAGTTTAACCACATGTAGTAATCTCTTGTTAGATACCACGTCTTACCATTGTTTTTATAGAATACACCTTTTCTACATTTATGTTTTTCATTATCCCAGTAGTTAATAAAATCTTTAGATTTAAAAGGTGCTGTACAATATACATTGTTTTGTTTAAATTTTACAGACTGCTCGTTAAATATGAAACTTGTTTCATCAAATTCATATTGACCAGGTTCTTTAAAGAGTTCTTGAATGATATCGGAAAATTCTTGCCTAGAGTCATAACTAACTGTAGTCCAATTACCATTATCCCAACAGGGTATATCTTCGTATATTTGACTCATAATTAACTATCGTAAGCTAATCCCTGTCCACCTCTAACTTTACTTGCTTGTTCATCTTGGAGATCTTTATATACTCCTTTAAATGATGCTCTAATCTGATCAAAGTTTTTAGCTGCAGCAACTAGTGAATTAATGTTACCATCTCTTCCTGCTGTAATCTGTGTAGTCTCCATATATCTAGCCAATCTATCTAACATGGATGCCATACCTTTGTAGGCTCTTGATGTAGGAGTTTCATACATTCTTTGGCAAAACTGTAATGCAATAAATATATCATCTTCCTCTGGAGAAAACTCTGCTTGTATCTCTTGTAGGATAATTGGTTCTTTATCTATCTCAGGAGTATGAAAGAAAGGATTCATATCTGGATTAGGACACGTCATATAAAACAAGTATAGATAAATCTTAAGATGATCTTCAGGATATTTATCCATTATATCTTTAAGAGCTTTTAGTGTATAGCAATGTTCTGTTGGAACTACTACTCCATTTTGTACATCAAATAGTCTTGTTATCATTTCTTTTTAATTTTGTGTTTGTTGTTCTGTAGAAAATGCATAATACTAATTACTTCATCTACGAGATAAGGTACTGACATAGGGGTAACTTCTTTGACAATTGGATTACCATCATGATCTAACTTAGCAATAGGGTAACCCCATTTGTCTTCTTTTTCTTGTTCAAATGTAATATGATGTATAAAGATTCTTCCTGGTTTTAATTTGGGATTATGCTTAAGTATAATATACATATAAATACTCAACTGTAATGCATAATGATTAAAGTTACAATCATCTAAATGACTTATAGGATCAAGCATTTTTTCTGATACACCTTCCCAATTAGTAAATGCTTCAGTCTTAATTTCTTTATTAGTCTTATAGTCAATTATATTTACTTTACTATTGACTACTTCAACTAAATCTGATTGACCACATATACCTGCAGATCTTAAATAAACCATATGTTCTGGATATATACCAGAGTCAAGTTTTTGTAAAGGTGCATATCTAATGCCATCAGTTTCACCAGATGGTGCAAATACAGGAATAGTAACTCCTTCTCTTTCTATAGAAGCAAAAGAACATAAGTCATCTTCTCTTTGATTATGGTAATATGTTCCTAAAGTAGTAGCTCTATCTGCTTCATTCTTCCAAATAGCTTCTATGTCTTTAGGTTCAACACCATACCATTTTGATCTTTTATTTTTAGAAACTTTTTCAGATATAACTTTTGCATCAAATCCTTTTTTTAAACTTGATATAATTGTAGTTACACTTATCCAATCAATTGCTTCTGCACCATCAATACTTTTATAGCTATGATCTGATGCGTTAAATACTATACTCATAACTATACATTTTCTATAATTGAATCAGCTAATGTTCTAGATGCTTCATCTTCTGACATAAGCATCTTTCTAATATTACTTACTTCTTCTTTTGTAAACTTACCTTCCAAACCTAGTACTTTTAATCTTAAACATTTATTATCAAGTTCTAACTTATTTAATCTATTTTCAAGTTCTGATAATGTAGGTGATATAGAAGGTATTGGATCATAAGGCAGTGTACTATTTATTTGGCCCCATACTCCAGAACCTGTACTTGAACTTCCAACAGTTATATCTTTTAGAGGATCATAATTAATTAAATTTTCATACATAGTATTAATCTTTAAGGTTATCTAATACATCTTCTTCTTCTACTGTAGCAAGAGCTTCCCATTTACCAAGTGGACAATCAGCTGCCAAAGATCTTGTTTTGAATGTTAATGAACATCCACACTCATTACAACAAGGAGCTGTTCCTTTAACAGCACACTTTTTTCCTTTACTAGGACATTCATCACAAATGGAATATCTTAATCTAGCAATTTCTTCTACTGTTTCATCACGAATAACACTATTGGTTATCCCCTCCAGAATCTGTTTCCTGTTTTGCCAGATTAGTTTGAGAGTATTTTTCATCTTTGAAAGTTTGTTTTTTTGTTAGTTCTTTATCTATCTTCTCATTAATTTTATTTAAAAGTTCTAATTTCTCTTCCACACTTTTTTTATTATGATATGCACCAAAAGTTGATGTGTCATGATTATTTAAAACCTTTTCATAATGAGGTATTGCTCTTTTTACTTTTTGTATTTTAACTACAAAATGTCCTAGACCATCTACATTTATTCTCAATTCACTGAGACTACTTAAGTTTTTTCTTAATGTTTTATAGTATAATTCTACCAAGTTTTCAACTAAATCCTCAGAAACATCAAATTCTTTTGTTATTTCTGTGTATAATTTATTTGCTTTCTTCGGTATCATTTCCTAAAAATTTAAAGTCTAATAAAATAATACCTTCAGTTTGAATTTTTAAATTTGGATTCAACATGATAATTTTTTTATTAGTTGAATCTTTTACTATCAATCCATTCTTCTCAGATTTATTTACACTATTTCTTACTGTTTGAGGAGATTTAAAAATCCAATCCTCTTCAGAAGATGCATCAAGACAAAAATTACTCAACTCAATAGGTTGATTAAAACTTAATAATGTAAGACAGTCTAAATCAGAATCACTCATTGTTACACGATTAATATAACAATGAGTAAGAATCTGAAATTTAACAATATCCCATTTGGGCATTCTAACCCTTTTCTGTACTTGATTAACAAGAGTCATTAGCCTCTTCTTAATTTTTTACCTGCTGCTGGTGCTTTCTTTTCAGTAGGTTCATTTTCTAATTCTTCTTGTTCCATCTCTTGTTGAGCAGCCATCATGTTAGCATATTGAAACTGCATAGTAGCTCTTTTGTATCTTGACTCTTCTACATCAGTAAGTAATTTCTCATACTTAGCTTGTGATTCAAGATACGGAATAGATGACTCATAAAAATTTTTCATTTCTAATCTTCTAGCTTCTAACTGTTCTGCAGTTAATTGCTCTTCTTGTTGTTGGTTTTCCATAATATAATGTTTTAATATTTAGACAAATATACTAAAAAAGTTTAAACCTAAATCATTTAAACAAAAAAAATCCAAGCACAGAAAGTACCTGGATCTTAGTAGTTTAATTTATATTACTTTTTCTTAGTAGTTCTTTTTACAGCTCCACCTTTCTTTTCTTGTTTTAACATTTTCTTTAAACCAAAACCAGCAGCAGCAGCAGCACCAAGACCTAATAATATATCACGTCCAGTTGTGCTTGATCCACTACTTTTAACTCTAACTGTTTTTGTTTTACCACAATTACTTCTTTTTCTTTTTCTTCTTTTACCATCAGCTGCTACATATTCTTCCATACATGCATCATCTGAAGCACCACCTACTTCGTAGCTTTTCATTGATCTGATCATTTGATTTTTAGAATGTATCATGACTATCTGTTTTTAATTGTAAAATTAAATAATGTAAACATATAGAATTCTCTAGATATGTCTACTTCAATCGTTAAGACATCTAATTTAGATATTCTTAATCTTATTGCAAATTTGTCCCATTGTTTAGTAGGAGCATTCCAATTGTTTCTAAATTTCATAATGTTTATTTAAAAGGTAAATACTTTGTAGCTCTACCAGATTTAACAGCTTTAAGAATTTGTTTACGTTGTGGGCCATCAGAATTATAAGATACGTGTACCCAATCAGGATTAGCATCAGTTCCAAACTCCCAAATCATTTGATCAAAATTTACATTGTCTTTAACAAAATCAAAGATTTGTTTGTTTGTAATAGTTGTACCATCCATATCAATATCAATTGCTTCACCTTTACAATGTTGTGAGGACAAACTTCCCCCTACCGCAGTATTCAAGGCTTTAGACCTGTATCCGGATGAGATATGGATAGGAACTCCAAAGTGTTCTCTAATTGGTTGGAATACATTCTCAGCCAACTTTTTAAAGTTCTCAATGTGTTCTGGTGTAGGCATATTACTAATTCCTTTTCTTTTAGCAGTTTCTGATCTCATTACTTCTGCTAATGATAGATTTTTACTTAATTGCATATTATTTTGTTTTATCATTAAATTGGTAGCCAAACACTACCAGTACTATATTTTTAATTAATTCAAATAAACTGTTAGACATTTCTTCAGTTAATAATGATGTTCCAAAAGATACAAGTTTATCAACCATAAAAAGTCCAAGCATTGCGGCAAGTAACAAAGCTATAAACCTTGTGAGCCATGCTTTCTGATTAAGACCAGAATCAATCATTTTATTGAAGTACCATACACCTAAAGATATAAAGCCTAAAGATAATAATACTCCAAAAATCATTTCATAACCACCTACTGCGTACATAATTATATTATTATTTCTTGATATTCTTATAAGTATCTGATGCTTTTTCTATACCACCTCTAATTTTCTTAACTGTATCAGATACAGACTTAAGCATGTTATTACCTGTAATGTCAAACCAATTCTCATTTATAGATGATAATTCTATTATAGAAAATATACATAATAAGAAGTTAGTATAGACAGCTGTTGTAGGAAGTGTAAATCCATAATTTAATGCTTTTATTACTTCATTACTAAAAGGAGTAAGTGCATAGTAGTCTAGAGGAAATAAAGCTCCGGCAAAAATATAATAGCCTGCAGCTTTAAATATATAACCTCTTCTAAGTATTTTTGATTTAAATACTTCTCTGTATTTTTTACCTTCGTCACAGGCAATCTTTTTAAGAGATATTAGTTTAACTATTGTATCTATAAAGATGATAGTCATTAATAGAATTGCACATAATTCTATTGGAGCAAAGAAAGAGAATATAGACAAAATAGCTAGTGTTATTTTTGTTTTCATGGTGAAGGAATCTGAGATTTAACAATCTTTATAATTACATATATTAAAACTATAATCATTACAATACCACCTACTACAGCTAAGAAATTTACCCACCAAGGAATATACTTAATTTTTTCTGGCTTTAATGTTTTAGTTACAACTTTAGTATGATAAACATCATTGCCCTTAATCGTCCTATATATTGTCTGGACTCTAGCCTTAGATGTGTATATGTTATTTTGTAGTTTTGTTTGTAGGCTGATTAGTTTGCCATCCTTGTCTCTAAGGTCTCCGTTTAGTTTAGATATAACATTACCTAAAGAGTCACAATAAAGTGTGTCTAATAGTGTTATTGTTTCTCCAGGAATAGTTATGGTGGTATCTTTAAGTTGTATTAAAGTTACTGTACTATCTTTTTGTACACACAAAGGGCAATACTTAGCTAGTCTTTTTTCCAAAGAACAAGATGATAATAATAAAAGTAGTATAACTAAGTATTTCATATACAATTATATGTTATTTATTTTTTTATATTGTTTGAAATAAAACTGTTAATTGACCTTCATCAGTTGTTGTTGCAATAGATCCTATTTCATCTCCTGCAATTCTAATCATATCTCCTGCAGAAAGAATTATATTTAAGGGTGAAGAAAATTTACCTACATATGTTCCGCTATCTGCACTTGTTAAAGTAATACCTAAATTACCAACTAAAGTGTAATTGGCTGAAATAGTAACACTATCTGTTAATGGATTATTT